CAAGCCTCGATCTGAGCTTGGACATCTTCCAAGGCCGCTTGCGCATCGGCGATTACTGTGGCGATCTCGGCAAGATCGATGCCTTCCAGCTGCTCGAAATATGCCGCGATCTGGGCCGCAGTCTGGGCGCTCGCGGCAGCCTCGTCCGCTTTCGTGGCGGCAACCGCCGCCTTGGTTGTCGCCGTTGCGGCTGCAGGTACTGCCGCGCCTGCGGCGGCAACCGCTACATCACGCGCCGCAGCGGACTGATGGAGCACCGCCAGCCCTGCTGCCGTCGACCCCGCCAGCGCGCCGATCACCCAGTCGCCGTGCGGCCCGGCGTTCCCTTCGAAGGACAAAACCTCGCAAAGGTATTCGCCGTGGTCCCGGTCGTAGGCAATGGTCCTGGCGATGCCGTAGTCATCCGGCGTCGTTTCGCGGGTCAACGCCGTGAATGGCGCCGGCGTGAACAACTCCCGCTCGACCGGATCATCGAGGACAAAGGTCAGAATGTTGCCGTCGCCAAGGGTGCGAAGCGACGAAGACCGCGCGACCAGAAAGCCGCGCTCGGTCAGGGTGAACACCTTCTGGATTGCCGGCAGAAGGATGTCGTTGACACGCGCCAGCACGAAGGTGCGCAGATCCTCGGCGACCTGCTCGCTGGAACCGGCAGACAACTCCAGCGGCTTGAAGCGGTTTTCGAGGATCTGCAGCAGGCGAGAGATCGCCTCGTAGTCGAATTTTCCAGAAGGCTTTAGGCCGAGCTGGTCAGCGATCGAGCGGCTGAACTGCGGAGACGCCATCGGCATTGTCCTTGATGATGCGGCCGGTCAGGGTGGCTTTCTGGCCTGGCCGCACCCATGCGCGGCCTACCTTGAACGGGGCAGCGATCTCGACCTGGTAGCGGGCATCGTCATCGAGATCGTCATACGGATTGGCGGGTTTCGCCGGGGCCTTGGCCATGGTGCTCTCCTTTTAGGTAAACTCGACATCGACACGTTCGGAGACGTGGTAGACCCTCGCCGAGCCGCCGGTTTCGCCGGTGATTTTGATTTTGAAGCTCGACACCGGAGAGCCGAACGTGAAGCTCGCAACAACCTTGACCGCGTTATCACGGGCAGGATCCGCCTGGATGATCTGCGCCGATGGCGTGACGGTCGTCGTGTATGAGCCGCCGGTGAGCAAGACGACATCGATGTCGTGATCGTCACTGTCCCAGTTCTCGACCAGCAGGGTGACTGTCGCCTCGTCCATGGGCGCCGGCATGGTGCGCACCGTGGAGATGTGGCAAAGATCTTCGTCCGGCCGCGACAGCGTCACCTCGGTGCGGTCCTCGCCAAGACCCAGCGCCGGCATGACATCGGTGGTGCCGATGAAGTTGGCGCGGATCGGCAGGATCGACGGCAGGTTACTCAGGAGCGCGACGTGCGCTGCAGCCTCGGCGAGCGGAACCCACTTCGATCCGACACGCACGTCGAAATCGAGCTTGCTGCCATCGGGAATGAGAGCGTCGAGATTGAGCTTGACGCTGTCGATGCCGCCGGCAAGTTCCAGCGCCTTGAGCGAGACCTGTACGATTGGCGAGGTGAAGCTTGCATAGACGGCCTCGAAAGCCATGTCGACAGACGGATCGCCCTGGATCCAACTGCCGTCGATCATGTACTGGATGTTGCCCTGGGCCAGCTTGTTACCGGCGACGGTCGCGACAAAGTGTGCACCGTTGGACATCAGCACCACGGCGTAACGCTTGCCCTTTTGCTGGAAGATCGGCTTGAACCGAACCTCCGTCTTGGCAGGATAGATGGCGACCGACGCCGGCGGCACCACGTTGGACACGAGCACGGCATTGAGATCCGGTTCGTTGCCCTTCATCTCGCAGACGACATAGCGGACATCGCCGGCCGACGCCTTGCGGGTGAAGAACCAGTTGAAGCCGACGAGATAGCCGTCCTGCGAATTGAGCATCGTCTGCGCGACGATCGATCCGGTGACGTTTTCGGTCGAGACGACACGATCGGTATAATAGTCGTTCATCGTCTCTTCGGTGAACTTCCGAAGCGTGACGCGCTCATAGGCCTGTCGGGTGCCGGCGGCATAAGAATAGGCGTACAGAGGATCGTAGTTGGTGTAGTAGTTCACGACCTCGTAAAGTTCGCCGTTGCGCTTGAAGATCGCGCCGACCTGCGACAGGGACATGCCGTTGACGCTGGCGGCCGTCTTCCACCAGCTGTCATTCGAGCCGCCCTGCGTCTCTGTGGTGGAGTAACGGCGCACGGTACGGGCTTCGGTGCGCTGCACCAGCTGCACGGTCTGCACGGTGGTGTTGGTCAGCGGATATTCGCCGTCCTTTCCATTCGCGGAAAGCCTGATGACGGTCGAGAACTTCGGCAGGGCCATGCCGTTGTTGACGATGACGCGGTCTTCGATCGGATTGTCGAGTTCAAGAGCAACGACCGCTTCCGCCGCTGACGGAAAGCGCAGCCCCTGTTCGGTGCGGGCCGAATAATCAGGGTGAGCCGTATCGCTTTCGTCGTCGGTCCAGAAGATATCGCTGCCATAGGCGGCGTGGTCATCCGGCAGATCGACACGCTCCTTCACGCGGGCAAGGTCGTAAGACATGGCCGAAACCATCGCAAAATCGGCCTTGGCGCGCAGTGCAGCGGCAAGACCGGAGATATCGGTCTTGAGCGTATCGATCTGCGGCCCAACCTGGGCGAAACGGCGGCTATGGTCGGCGATCTGCTCGGAGTTGCCGTAGATCGACGTGACCTCGTTGGCCGTGATCCGGGTAATCGAGGCAACACCGGACGGCGTCAGCAGAACGTTGGCGACGGCGATATAGTTCGACTGGATGGCCGGTGCCTGCGGCGTGGCATTCTCCTGGCCGAGCACGAAATCGACATAGGCCTGGCGGCGGTTCTCGGTCGCCAGCTCGACGCCCTGGGTGTCCTCGCTCTCGACGTCGACCAGTTGCGTCCGGGGCTCGACATCGGTGTTGATCGTGTTGCCGTAGACAATGACGGTGGCGATCCTCTGAGAGACGGCCGGCAGGTGCTGCAGGAAGTCGAGCGTCTGCCCCCCTTCTGCGTCAAAGCCGAAGATGGCACCGGACGAAGCAAACAGCCGCCCGACACTGACGCGCACGACAGACTGACCGGTCTGCTCGACGACAAAGCCGGAATAGCGCCCGACAGGAAAGCCGCCGAGATCCTTGACGACGTTGTCGAGACTTTCGCGCGGGAAGTTTCCGAGGTTGTCGTAGTCTTCCAGCGTCACCTGCTGATTGGCGGTAAAATTGACCTTGCGCTGCATGATAGCCCCTTAAAGTCTGTTGGGCACGGGCGTGCCGATACGAGTTGATTTGTCGAGCGCGTAGCCATCGGCATAGGTGCGAGGGCGCATGGTCTCGAAGCTGACCGCGATGCGGTCGGAAAGGCGTTTGGATGCAGCCACGGCCGACAGGAGCAAGGCGCGCCGTCCGGACACGGACGGCCCGACGAAGCCGTGGCCTGCATGGGTCTGGCCGATATGAATGTGCCGGCGCTTGCGCTTCGTTCGCCAATCGATCAGCAGTTCGGCGCGGTGCGCCGGCATACCGACCCGGCCGTGTCCGATATGGCTGTTACCCAGCGTCTTCGGAACCGGGATGGACGGATCAATGACATGCAGCACGTCGGCAAGCAGTTCGCCGCCGCGATCACGCCCGATGAAGGACTGCCCGATATGATCGCCGACGAACTGCCAGGGCCCGCGCTCGCCGATCATGCTTTCGCGGACGTAGCGGGTATCGCGCGGCATGTAGCCGACAGGCACGGCCGTCAGGCCAAGGCTGCTGTCGCGATGCAGATACTGCCGGTCGAGCGCAAAACTGTATGCCCGCGTCGGTACGTTCCAGGCGGCGATGTAATTGGCGCCGACAAAGATCTGGCCGAGGTGACTATGCTGCGCGGCACGGCCGGGCACGATGACGCGCTCGATCGTCTTGCCGTTCCTGGCCTCTTCGGGCATCGCGACCGTTTCGATCTGCAGCGGCGTCTGCACGCCATCCTTCAGCAGATAAGCGCGTCGGCCGTGCAGGGCTGGCCCGGTATCGACCGAGATGCAGTCGCGCCCGACAAAGGTACGTCCGACGTAGGTGCCGTTCGGAATGCGCCAGCGGCCGGTTGCACGGGCCAGTGTGATCCGCACCTTCGGATGGCGGGCGATATAGGCGTCCCACTCCGCCTTCGACAGGTTCGGTGTCGCGAAGATAGCCTGCGGCCGGGTGACCGTCTGGATCAATTTGCCGCCGGCGATATCGATGTAGCGGCGAGTGCCTGCCTCCGTCCCCTTCAGGCGATGGTCCGCCGGTGCGGAGGCGATGACGGCCCGCTTCTTGAGCACGTCCCACGTCTCATCCCAGATATCGACCGATCGCTCAAATGCCAGAAAATTGAGCAGATGTTCCGGGCAGGTCCACGGATCCTTGTAGCGGCGGATGATATCGACATCGAGGGTAAGCCAGCGCTCGCCGGATGTCTGTTCGATCGCGCGCTCGTAGGGGGTTGTGGAACCCGGCGGCAGAAGGGAGACGAAGTCAGCCGCCATAGGTCTGCACCCTCACGTCCAAACCGGCCAGCACCGGCACCTCGCCATAATCGCGGGCGATATCGCCACCAGGCGTGACCAGCGACACCTTGTCGACGACAGGCAACTGTGCTGCGGCGATCAGCGCCGAACGCGGCATGTCGCGGGCCGGTGTTCTCCTGGCTGTTGCCTCCTTCGTGATCGCGGCCTCGATGGCGGACGTCACCGTCAGCGGGTCGGGACCGGGAAGAATGTAGGCATCGAGCGAAACGGCGTAGCTGTGATTGGTCACCGACCGGACACTCACCACATCGGTCAGCGGTTTGATGTCGGGGCGGGTCAGTTGACCGCGCACCGCTGCAACCAGGTCTGTCGGCGCCAGCCCGTCGCCCTCGCGCGACTGCACCGCAACCGTCACCTCGCCGGGCGCCGGTGACCAGACGTCGACGTTAAGGACGCGAGGGTCAGCCGACAAAGCGTGGAAAACGTAAGCACCATGCGCACCCGCAGTCGAGAAGGCTTCTGGCGCGAGAAGAACACGACGTCGGAATTCCTCATTCGATTCCAGGACAGCCGGGGTGTTGCTAGTTGCTGACGTAATGACGCGGCGACTTACACCATAGAAAGCTGCAAGATGATCAAGATCCGCGTCCACCGCAAAAGCGACCATGACGGCTCGCACTGCATCATTGATCGCTGCAATCACTAGCAGTTCGCGGTAAGCGTCGGTCTCTTCAAGGATAACCGCAGGAGATACCTCGAGGTTGCCGACGTCAAACGGTACGCCCGCAGCATCAAATAGTTGTTGCAACCGCGCTATCCGTTGGCCAACCACACCTTCATAATCGATGCCGCGAATTGCCAGTGGTGCCGGAAACCTCGAAAGGTCGAGCGTTGCTGCCGAGAAACGAGTCATATCGCTTTTACCAATGGCCTCGAAGCCGATTAGGCGGCTTCCCGAACGCGAACAATGTCGCCATCTACGGAGATGAAAAACGCCGCTTGCTCCCAATTCAAATGGGCAAACGGCTTGTGTTCCCCTATAAGGGTAGCGTCGAGCTGCCCTAACCGATCGGCGTCTTCGACTGCAAACCGACGAATCTTAAACCTCGGCTCAAAAAGTTCGACTAACGTCCAGAGAATCGTGTACCAAAGCACGATCGTGTCAGGAGTCATGTTTTGGCCTAACAAGCGGAGCCCCGGATTGCCAAACCACTCTCTGCGGAGGCGAACACCTTGGGGTGTCGTCAAGATTTTTTCGAGACTTTGCTCTATTTCCGCAAAACCCGTCAGCGTCTCACCGGAATATGCGTTAATGTCGGACACCCAAGGGCTCCTCTCACGTTAGACGAAACTAACCCGGTGGTGGGCCGCTGAGGCCCCCTCCTGGCACCACGCCGGTATGGTTGTGCGACTTGTCGATTGTGACACCGTCGTGCTTGATCGTACCTCCGGATTGGGTAAAGCCCTCAGCGGAGAAATGGAAAGAAACGCCGCCGACGGTCAGCGTCAGTCCGCCGGCGACGAGTTTCACCATGACGTCACCGAGCGTTAGAACGTGTTCTGCCGCGTTGTCCGAAGGTGAAGGGTTTTCGTCCGTCCAATGGAACGGCTCAGCGACACCCTGCTCCAAGTCGCCCGTTTCCGAACGGATCACCAAGGATTGCCCCTCGGATGGCAAGCTGTGCAGCTTCAGCGCTCCGGCGACCTGCTTGACCGACACCCATGGAGATAGGACGTCGTTGCCTTCGGGGTCTTTGCCGATAACGATACGAACCTTCTTCTTTTCCGCATCGACACCACCTGGCGGGATTTTGCCTCTTGTCTCGAGCCCGGCGATGCGTCGGTTGGTCTCCTGGAGACGCTCGTTGATTTCCCACAAGAGGTCTACAAGTTTCGCCATCAGAGTACCGGGGGAGCAATTTCAACCTGGATATCGAGACCGACGTCTTCGAGCACGACAGCTTCGCCATCGTCATCAACCGCTAGGGGCTTCAAGCCCATTGCGAGATAAGCAGCGTCGCTAACATTCAAGTTACTCTGGACAATTGCCCATTCGGGAAGCCCCTGCGGCTCAATAATCGCGGCTTTAAAAAAGTCAGCGACTGCATCTTCTTCTTCGGCGCGCAGCAGCCCGTCGAGCTGTAGCCAGGGGCCGTTAAGAGGTCTGCCGATAGCAGGCTCTGGTACGCACTCGAGGTCAAGCGAAATTTCGACGCTCGGAATTCGAACACCGTCCTCCGGCTCGATCAGCAGGAAGCGCGACTTGTAGCCCGTCGACTTCGCAACAAGCCTGCGAAGGAGGGATACCCAAGGTGTGTCCCCGTATTGGAGCGCTGCCAACACCTGGCGCTGCACCAGTCTCAGCACCAAACCGGCGCTGTTGCTGTCGAACTCAACCGTATCTGTGCCGGCGACGAATTTGATCTTAGGCGGGCAATACACCACGATTTTCGTCGTGGCTTTTTGGACACCGTGCGACAACTCCATGCCCCAGGATTCTGTATCGGTCGTTTCGACGTAAATCGCGATGGCAGGCTTGCCGATGTCCTGGTTATTGCGAAACGCTTGATTCAGCGGATTGACGGGCTGTTCGTAGACGCGGCCTTCTGCCCAGGTCCGCTGCGCGAGCGCGCGAGCGATCACCATGACCAGTGCCTGCCCTACCAATGCCATCCACTCATTCCCACGCAGCTGTGCAGACGCAAACGAACCGCCCGAAGCCATCGGGGTCGCATCGCAAAATAGAAACTCGAGGCTGGCCGGGCCGAGACAAGAAAACGATCTCGTCGCCGTTTCGCGGCAGCCAATCTCTGAACCGTGCCGTGTCGTAAGAGACGTGCAGCTTGTCGGTCGTGACAGCGGGCCGCATGCCGTCGTACTTGCTGGCATCCTGCGCGAGGAGCGTCAGGGGATTAAAGTCGGGCGCCCCGACCACATCGATCGGGGCGCGCTCGGAATCCGCAGGGCCGGAAAGGTATTTGCCGGACTTTTTCGGTTCGATACGGGTAAGTTCTGACATGGTCTGATCAACCGCTGCCGACACAAGCCGTTCAAGCTCTGCAAATTCACTGATCATGTTAGGTCAAGCGCCCGCGCATCAGCACACGGGGACGTGTGCAGTAGTGGATGACGTTGTTCTGATACTCGATCGAGATGCCCTTTTTGTTCTGCATCGGGAACTGGTTGATGTACAGCTCGAGGCCGGGTGTGTTGACCGTCTCGATGTAGTCAGCCGGAGCAAAGACCGACCGGAAGAGGCCCGGAACGCCCATGGGGACGAACTTCGCTTCGTTGGCTTCAAGGCCGACGTTGAGCCCGCCGCGGTAGTTCACCCAGGTGATGTCGAAGAGCGGGAACATGCCCCACATACCAGACTGGACGCTCTGGTTGCTCGGATCAATGACCGCGCTACGGAGCGTGGCCGCAGCGTTGTAGTTCTGGTAGGTCTCGCGGACCTCCTTGTGCTTGACAAGGGCGTCCCAGAAATCGTTGCCGCAGATGGCCAGCACGCCGCTGAACGGGAGGCCGCCGAGCGACACGCCGATCGCTCGCGTGAGGTCGGTGGCTTTCTGGCGCAAGGCACCGGCGACCGGGCTAGCGTTATCCAGATCCCAGTCCACCTCAGCGGCCTGAGACTCACCGAACTCAGTGTAATAGTCGAAGAGGACGCTGTTGTCGGCGTCGAGAAGCTGCCCTCTCGTTAGAACCGACAGTTTGTGAAACTCTTCGGTAAGAGCGAAGGACTGCCTCACCTCGGCGCCACGCCGGGCAATGCGACCCTGGAAGGTAGCCCGTGCGCGCTCTTCACCGAAGGCGCGAACCGACTGAACCTCATCGGCATAGATCGCGTCATCAACCTGGAAATGCGGCACGGAAAGCTTCCGCATCGAACGACGGTTGCGGCCGAAGGTCTTGCCGGGGCCACCGCGAGGGGACGCTGGAACGATGAAGATATTGTCCTCGGCGTCTTTCTCGATCGCGATGTCGAGGGTGTCGATGGAC